CAAATGGAACAAGACGAAGCCAGCAATACTCAAACAAATCAAAGCAGTTCAAATAGCAATACATTGGATATAGCTGTTGTTAATGCATTGAATAGAAACTCAGCTATTCTTGAGAAAATTGAGGATGATGGCATCCCTGCATATTTAGAAAACAATATCAAAAACGCTAAAAAAATTAGGGATAAAATCAAAGAAGTAAACAAACTAGAAACTAACGCAAAATTATAAAAATGGCTAACTCTAAAATAATTATAGACTTTGTTCAAGTCCCAGATGCTAACTCGGTTTTGCAGTTTTCAGAGAGCCTTTTAGGCTTAAATCTAAATGCAATTTTTAAAAATGCCAGAGCTATTCTAGGCGAAGTATTACTGCCGCAGTCAAATAGTTTATACTACACAATGACTATTGATATCAATGCTGATGTATCAAATATAGATGTTGAATTTACTCCTCAAGGCGGCAACACAACAAGAGTTGCTTTGAGTAACTTAAATTTTTTAGAAGATAATTTAAACGGGACACGTACTTACCAGGTAACATCCACTACTCCCGTTCTTTTAGTTGATGTAACGACCTCGAATTATATAAATTGGCCAGAAGGTTCATTTATATCTGCACCAGGATATACAGGTTATGTTTCTGAAAATTATAATACGGCATTCAATGAAGATTATAATACTGGCTTAGATTTTACAACCACATTTACCACAGGAGATGAGGGTAGCGGTATAGGAACCGTAACTATTGATGCTAATTATGCAAATGCTTTCTTTGCATTAGTTTCAAACACCTCTTTTGCAACAGTAACTATTATCAATGAGGAGCCAATTACTCCACCTGATCCTACTAATTCTGTTACTCCTTTAGTATTAAATTTTGATTTAGTGACAGCTATTATTCCTGCTCCTTCTCAAAATATTATAATTAATACCATGGAACAATGGGATATTATATCCCTGCTCCCTACTTGGTTACAATTATCAGCAATAAGTGGTTCAGGAAACGCAACAGTTGAAGTAACTCCAGTAAATTATACTGATTTAGCAGCAGGAAATTATAACGCAACTTTTGATGTCGTTATTGGCTCGCTAATATTTACTGTTACTGTAAACTTAACCGTTACTAATTTCTTTGAAAACCCATTCTCTGCTGGCAAATTATATTTTTCTCAAGAACTCGATTATTTAAAATTTAAGTCTGATACTGCTGGCACTTATGTTGCTATTGCTATTGAAATAAAAGTATTTAAGATCAATACCTATGAGCCAATAATTTACAATAGACCATACAAATTTCCTTTGTTTCAGGGTAAAGGCGAGTTTCACGTGGGTAGTATTGTTCACGGCTTATTTGAGGAGATTCAAGAGCTAGCTGATTTTGTGCCAAATTTTAAAAGTAATTACTCAAAAACACAATATAGACCTGCAGAGATCAGTATTACTTTTGAAGAGAAGCCATTTGGAGCAAATGTTCCAGGACTAGTTTCTGGTGTAATTCCAATGTTTAAAATGGCCAAAGGATTTAAGCCTTTCATGACCGAAAATCAACTAGCATTACTAACAGTAGCACAGCAGGAAATTACTAGAATTACTCCTCAATCATTCGTTGGGACATCATTTGTCTATTTTGGTACACCTAGAGTTATTGTCAAAAAAAACAATGCAGTTATCGATGATTTTGAAATTGAAGAAGCGGATGCTGATCGTGTAATTTTTTCTTATTTCCGTTTTTTAGATAATCTTAAACCAGGAGATAGTTTAGAGATTATAGTAATCAATGGATTAGAAACTCGCTCACAACGGTATTTAGTTTTTAAAAATGGCTTAGAATCTACCTACTTCTTTTTTGAAAACAACAACGGAGTTCTAGAGCCTTTTGAGTTGTCAGGAAGAAGAAGGATTTCGTCTCCAATAAAACACATCACAACAACTAAGTTTAAGAAACTGAACAGTTTTAACTCAAAAGTAAAGGCAGAGATTACCCAGACAATGATCATAAATACGGGTCAATTAAGTAAGAACGATCATCGGGTTCTGACTGCACTTATCGCCAGTGATAAAGTATGGTGTTCACTAGATAACCCCGAAGGTCCATATTTTAGAGTTGATGCTACAACAAACAGAATCGATAATCAAGACACTTCAGGAAGTGAAGAAGATTTCAATATTGAATTTAACATCTTAGAAAACGCCAATGCTAGTATTTATCCACGCTAATTTCAAATTAGATCTAACTTATCTAAGCGTTACTTTTACCGAAATAAATCAATGGTTCAAGGACGATTTCTCAACAGAAACATCTATCCCTTTTGATTTATATTTAGACTCTGAACTTTCAAAGAATAGTGGTTTTCAAGCACATTATAATGCGAATCAAAACCAAACCATTTTTAGTGGTTATCTCGATAACGATGGCGAATTAAAAGCAGCGGTTTTACAGTTTTTAAGTATAAAAGGCAGTTTTATAAGTGCGATCATAAAAGCAGGAACAGACAACTTCCCTAGTTTTGATAAAAAGCTATCTGAGTTAAATTTAGAAGTTAAAGCCGTTGATAATATTATCACTGATGCTATTGCGGTAATATCAAAAGGATATCCCGAGACAAACTATAACTTCCCGATGGTTCATACGGACAAATACGATCCTTCTAATCAAGAGTGGCATGGATTTGAAAAAACAATAAATAAGTATGTTGCAGGAGCGTTTTTGACTAATACACTCGATTTGCAATCTAATATTGATTCCATTCGTAATATCATGCAGCCACTTCCTTATTTAATGCACATTATCAAAACAGGTGTAAATGATGCGGGATTTACTCTCGCAGGAGATATATTGACAGATGCTGATTTGCAACAAGCTTTACCATTTAGAGACGGGGAGTATTACATTCAAACTGCAAAGCAGGAATTGCCATTGGCATATAAAAACAATCAATATGATGCATTAGAATTTGAAAATAATTCCTTTCAGTACGTTCGTTTTGAAAAACAATTGACAATTGATAAAAAAGGAGATTATTTGCTTTTTGGTTCAATTTACAGTTTAGTTTACTCCGCAAGGAAAAATCCAGCATTTTTAAATAAAAGATATAGATGTTCCTCTTTACAAATAGATGTGGTAAAAATAAGCGGAGGTGTAACAACTCCATTGTTTAATTTTTTACAATATCGTGAAGGTGCCGGAACTCAAAATTTAAACATAGAAATAAAAGAAAACGCAATTGATGTCCCTGTTACCTTTGAAGCTGGAGACATTATAAAGATTATAAAAATTGAACCAAAAAGGGACTACACACCATCGATCACACCAGATTATCCTGAAGCGATATCTTTAAAATTAATCCCGATACGTTTTAGAAATCAAGATGGATCTCCTATTATTTCTACTTTAAATCTAAATGAGATAGATCTTAAAAAAGTGGTGCCAGATATGACTTTTAGAGATTTGATAATGATCATTAAAAACTGGAAAAACTATGAGTTTATTCCAGTTGATAATGTGATCTACATGAATAGAATTACACCAAAGTTAAACAGGGCGTCTGCTGTAGATTTTGCTGATTTTGATATTGAGGAACCAGAGCGCCTCTTTCATGAGGACCGCCAGTTTGAATTGGCCTTTACTGATGGGAAATCAAGTGAAACGTATCAATACGATTCAGTTTTGGTTTCAAAAGACAGTGTTATTGTGAATAATTATACGGTAAAAGATACGGTAAGTCAAATAAAAATAGATGCGCTACCGCTTCCTGTAATTACACGAGATAGTATTAATACAGCATTAAGTTATGAAGATGCATCAGCAAAACTTCGTGTTGTTTTTATGAAGCCAATGCTTGAGGGCAGTACTCCTACATCATACTGGAATGAAAATGTTTTAATTCCAGCAGTTTATGAAAATGATTTTAAGCAATGGTTAGATTTTAGAATAAATTCAATTGCGTGGCGGTGGGATTTTATAATATCTGTCGAAAAATTTAGAGAGATCAGCATTCAAACCTTAATCTATGCCTATTCGAATTATCATGTTTTATCCGAAATAGAAAAGGAGCGTATAAATAGTATGTTTTGGCGAATAAATGCTAAAACAGAAAGTTTGTTATAAAAGAAAACCGCTAGTCTAGCGGTTTTTTTGTTAGTATTGAATTCATGTTATGAATTTGTTTGTCTGTAATACTTTCTACAATGTGAGAGTAAATCATTGTTTGTTTGATATCAGAATGACCAAGTAATTTTTGTAGGTGCTCGATTCTACCTTCGCAAATTAGAAAATTAGTGGCAAAGGTGTGTCTTGCGACATGAAAAGTTACCTTTTTTTTAATTCCGACAATTTTGGCAATAACTTTTAATTCTTGATTTATATGTTGATCAGTAAAACTCCCCTCAAAAAGTCTCTCTTTGCCTATGAATGATAATGCCGATTCATTTAATTGTATTCTTTGAATTTTGCCCGTTTTTTTTGTAAAAAATATCAAAGTATCTCCTACTATATTTTCAGGACTGATCCTGGTAATATCTGAAATTCTTAAACCTGTAAAACAAGAAAATAGAAACCTTGCTAAAATTGCTTTTAAGCTACTGTTTATAAAAGGAGACTTGTAATATTCATTAAGATTAAATATTTCGTCTGAGGTTAAAAAAGCACGATTACTGCTTACGCGAATACTCTGAATATTCTTGTAGTTAAGATTGGTAACAATACCTTTATCGTTTGCTATATGCAGATACTTTTTAAAATTCTTAACCATAGTTTGAATTGTGTGTGGCTCGTGCTTTTCTACTTTTTTAAAGTGATTGATCATTTTGTTAAACCAATCATCTGTGATCTCATAAAATAAAATTGACTCCTGGTACTTTTTTACTTTTCGTAAGGTTGACATTTGTTGATTCCATGTTGATAGCTCTTTTATTAATTTTTGATTATCCATTTCTAATTCCCAAAATTTAATAAAATCAATTCTTGACGTTGGGTTTTGGTATTCGTACATCAACTTTTCTAATGTCAATACTTCGCCTCCAAGTCGGTATGCTATCTCTATCTTGTTGATATCTCCTAATGCTTTTTCTATAATTAAGTTGTAATCCTTAGAATATGCATATTTCAATTTTACTCTTTGCTTTTTTTTGTCAAAATCGGAAGGTGCTGATGATATGTGCAGCGGAAGCCTTTTTCTTTTACCATTAAGAAATATTTGCATAAAAAGGGCACAAGTGCCATCTGCGCGAATGTAATCGTCTTTGATCACTATTTTCGCTGTTAACTTCCCACTAAAATTCATTGGGTAGTTTTGTGGGAAGTAAAGTGTACTTTGATGTGTATTTAACATACGTAAGTTTTTTTAAGGTTACCCGTAAACTGCTAAAGGCGTGAGTAATACACCTATTTGGTGTATTACTCACGCCTATGTTAAAACGGTTTTGTGGCCGAGACAGGGTCTCTTTAAATCTCTGTATGTCTTGTAAAATAGGCATTCTTCTATTTTGTTGGGTAGTTTGTGGGAACTTCTATTATTTACACGTCACTTTTTTAATCTCAACAAGTATTTCGTCAAGTTTTTTATATAGGTCCTCTTGACCTATTTTTTTTTGATATTTAGTCTCTGGTTCTTTGATTATAGAGCTATAACTATCTGCTTCTCCTATAAACATGTTGGAATCGGTGTCTTTTAAAAGCCAGTTTAAATTGAGGTTTGGAAAAATCTCCATTAATCTAAGTGTAATTTTATTTCCCACAACTTGTGCTCCTCTAGTGTATGCATTCCACTGATTGTAATTCAAGTCAAAATCCTTGCAAAACATTGCTGTATATGACTTCTCTGGATAATCTTTATCCTTTCCATAGCTTGAAATAAGACTCTTTATTTTGGCTCCATCTATATACATAAAATAATATTTTTAGAAATACACATAAATCTACTTGTTTTATACAAAAATGTATGTATATTTGCTAAACCAATATTAATCAAATAATACACTAATGATAAACAAAGATAATACTTTCTTAGAGAAAGAAAACAATGGAATCACCCCAGAGGCGGTGAATGAGGCTCTTGATAGCCTTCCTAGCAATTATGTGAAACAAGCACAGATTGTTTTAGAACAATGGAAAGAAAGTGGGATCATCACTAAAACTTACTCAAAAGTTTATATCTCACGTGTGAAAACGGCAGACAAAGGAGCATTCAATGAAGATATCATGAATGCACTTGTTGAAGTTGGAACTAAAAATAAAGAAATCAAAGAAAAGTACGGACGTATAACAAAAAAAGCCTCTCCATCTAATTAAAGATATCAAGGCTTTCTTAAACATTTAGCGATGACAAATATACAAATTCCCTCTGGTATTATTGACGAAAACATTGAGTTGTTTTCTACAACAGGTAAAATGATGGCCCTCCACAACGGTGCCGTTAAAAACCTTTTTGACCTTCCCTTAAAATTCATGGAAACTCTTGAATGGGAAATGCACAAAAATCCTTCAACAATTATTGCACTAAAATTAGCTGGATTTAAAACAAGAGAACAGCAACTAGAAAAATTTTCTGAGTGTCGTTTTGGCGGTTTTGACCTAACAGCTGATTTTAAAGATGGCAAACTTTCGGATACGGAGTATCACGAATGTGGCTTTAGAGGCGAATGCCCAATGGAAGGAATTGTTTGCGGATTTTTCAGGGTAAAAGGGCACATCATAACACCTTTTGATATTCACATGATCAAGCTTTTATCTACTGAAGACACGCTACCTGTAATTGCTGAAAAAATGCAAGTATGCATGAACACCTTCGAAATTAAAAAGAAGTTGCTTTATGAAAAACTAGGTGTCTTATCTCGCGCACGATTGGTAGCTATCTGCTACGAGTTGCAAATCTTAATGCTAAAGCCATGTTCTTAAATATCCCAAAAACAAAACAAGCCGCTATTCTTTGCATCAAAATCCAAGAGATTGACATGTCAGATGAATACACTGACGGTGATAAAGCTCAAATGATGGCTTTTTATCGAAAAAAACTAAAAAATATACAGCCAAAAAGAAAATTTTAAAAGTTCTAAAACTATTCAAAGATGATAAAAATAGACCTGATTAACCGCATTGAACTTATTGAAGCTCAAATTGAAAATGTTAAACATTCTGGACACTTTACAGAAAAAGAAATCGACACAAATATATATCCACTAGAAATGGAACTAGAGTCATTAAAGACACAATTTGATGTTTTTGGGATGACTTATGATCAATATGTTGAAGGCAAAGAAGTACACGAACACTGTTTTTCTCAAATGAAATTTATTTCGCCTGCTTTGGTAAACACTTGGAACACATTAGGAATGAATCAAATAGCTAGAGGATAATTATGAAATTTATAAAACAATCCTCTATTGATAATTTAATTGACGAAGCACGCATTGACGTTGTTATTGGAGCCACTGAAGAGCTAAAAAAGAAAGGTGTTCACTATTTCTGCTTCTCTCCTTTTACGGGCGAAAAAGGAACTCCTTCTTTATGCGTGCATGTTGTAAAGAACTTTTTTTATGACAACTCAGCGGGTTTTGGTGGGAACTCCGTGCAGTTCATCATGAAAAAATACCCAACGATGAACTTCTTTGAAGCTGTCGAGAAAGTAGCTGAGATCACAGGAATAGTACTCGAGTACGAAGAGCAAAGCGAAGATGCAAAGAAAATTCATGACGAAATATTGTCCATGAAAAAGATCGTTCAATTTTGCTCTGATCAATACCAAAAGAAATTCAACAGCTTACAAGCAGATGATTGGGCAAAACAAATGATGCTCACTGATCGCGGTTTCTCTCCAGAGATATTGCAAGAATTTATGATTGGCTTTGCTCCTGATGAAAGAAGCTTTGTTTCTACTCCACTAATCAATAACGCTCACTTTGAAATATCAAAAACGCTGGGCTTTTTGAACACAAAAGATGGTGCTAACTATGATTTTTTTAGAAATAGAATCATGTTTCCTATTCATAATGAAAAAGGAGATATCATAGGTTTTGGAGGCAGGAGAAGCAATGCTCCAGAAGAAGCAAACTACGCAAAGTACATGAACTCTAAGGAAAGTAAATTGTATCTGAAAGAGAAAGTGTTGTACGGTTTATGGCAAGCCAAAAAGAGAATAGCGTCCTCTGGGAAAGCGATATTATTAGAAGGTTACACTGATGTAATGGCTTTGCACCAGGCAAATGCAGGAAACGCCATCGCCACCTGTGGGACTTCATTAACTGAGGGACATGCTAAATTATTGCACCGCTTTTGTAAGCATGTGATCTTATTTCGTGATGGTGACAAAGCGGGATTAAGAGCAGTACACCGTGACATTGATATTTGTTTACGCTTTGGTTTTAAGGTTGAAGTGGTGATTTGTCCTGATGGAGAAGATCCTGATAGCTTATCAAAACAATGTGATGTAAATGATTTTATTGAAAAAAACCGTGAGGACGCCATACTTTGGAAAGCTAAATTTTTGCAGGAAGAAGCAAAGAATCCCGAGCTCGAATCATTAGAGCAAACACTGCGTGAGGAATTAGACAAAAACATTGTAGAGTTAAAATACAGGCTAGCAACTGAAGAGGAGCTAAAAGCACTATCTATTCATGAACGGAAATTTAAGAAAAAAGAGAATGACGAAATTTTCAGGTCTATTGCTGAGCAGGAAAAGGAACTAAAACAAGAGCTTGCTGATTTACCAAAATATGATCCTGCACTGGTTGCCAACTCTGTGGAGAGCATGGCCAACACGCTGCACCTTATCCCTAACAAAATAGAGCAATCTACTTATGTAAAAATGGTTGCTAAAATACTAGGGCAAAAACCGCTAGTAATTACAGGAATCATAGCATCAAATGAGGAAAATGAAGCTAGAGCCAAAAAAGGAAAAGCACAGGAAGCCGACAAAAAAGAGTTTGAAATATTAGGATTACCGGAAGGAGCTGATAAGGATCAATTTTTAACGGACCGCTTTTGTGAGATAGGAAATGTGTATTGGTTTAAGCGTGAAAACTCTTTTGTTTTAGGTACAAATTTTAGAATCACACCGCTTTTTCATGTGGAAGGACGTGCTGAAAACAAACGACTTTGTGAAGTAATAAACAACAAAGGGCATAAGAGACTGATTGATTTTGACTCTACTGATTTAATCAATTTCACCAAAATAAAAGAGCGCCTTATCATGGAAGGGGAATTTTATTTTGAACCAGGAGCGCGAAATGAGGATTTCCTTTATATCTCTAAAAAATTATTGAAAGATTTTATTACCGCTTCTGAGTTGAAAATATTAGGACTTCAACGACAAGGTTTCTATGCCTTTGCTGATGGCGTTTACAATGACAATAGTTTCCACAAAGTCAATAAATATGGTGTTGTAAATGTAGAAGGATTAGAACATGTAGAAAGCGAATATAGATCTGATATTAAGCATTTCTACTCCCCATCCCACTCAGAGATTTACAAAGCAGCCAATGAAGGCGATGATCCATTCGAAAATGATAGACACTTTATTCACAAAGTAGCGACAGTATCACTAGATCAATGGGCATCACAGATGGTTACTGTTTTTGGAGACAAAGGAAAGTTTGGAGTTGCATTTTGTTTGGCTGCCAATTTTAGGGATCTATTTATAAAGCATTACAACTTCTTTCCCTTATTTGGAGGCTTTGGCCAAAAAGACAGCGGAAAGTCGGGATTTGGTTCTTGCCTTCAGGCTTTCTTTTATCACAACTTAAATCCATTGGAGCTGAACACTTCTACACTTGTAGGTTTGTCCAGAAGGTTAACCAGAGTAAAGAATTCGATTGTTTTTTGTGATGAGATGCGCGATGATATTGACGAGGCCATGCACCAGACACTTAAAGGAACCTGGAACGGAATAGGTCGTGAAAAAGGAAAAGGATTTGAGAGTAACAGGACCACGGTTGACAAAATAAACTCAGCGGTGTATTATTCCGGTCAATATTTACCCACTCGTGATGATGGTGCATTGCCTTCTCGGTCTATCATAACCAATTTTGAAAACAAAGAGTTCACATCCCAAGAAAAAGAGCAATACAACAAATTGATCTCTTGGAACAAAGAAGGGATCTCCTCCTTTATCCTGGACACAATAAAGCACCGTGATTATTTTACCAATAACATGACAAGGATCTATGCTGAAACAGGTAAGGAAATGAAAGCCGCTTTGAAAGAGCAGGAATACCAAAACAGGGTTTTTGACAATTACATTGTGCTATTGGTTACTGTAAAAATGCTACAAGACAAATTCAACTTTCCTTTTACGTATGATCAATATTTCAATATTACTAAAGAGGCCATTGTTGAAAACTCAGAAACGATTGCAGACTCCGATGGATTAGCCGCTTTCTGGCGAATTGTAGAATACTTGGCTGATCCGGCACAGCATTCTATAAAGAAAGATGTTGATTTTATTATTGAAAGGGCATCAAGTTTTGACTACATCCCAAAACGAGGAGAAAAAGCCACTTATACTAACAAAGACCGAGACAAAATTATTTTTATAAACTTCTCAAAAGTACACCAGGATTACCACAAAGAGGTATCCAAACGTCAAGGTGAGGAAGTGATAGGAGCTACGACAATAAGGAATTATTTAAAATCTAAGAAATACTTCATTGGCTTATTTGGAAGCAAGAGAATGGGGGATAAATGCCCAAGCGGATATGCTTTTAATTACTCGATGATGCAGCGATTGGGAATATTGAGTCTAGATGATATCAACGACACTCAGATAGATATTGAAATGCCAGATGACTTAAAATTTTAATTATGGACGCAAAAGAGTTTTATAAATATTCCAAGCCTTGTATTGATGCTCAGATTACTATTTATCCAAAGCCATCCAATACAGGCAAATATAAAATAGTGATTAACACCCGTGGGAGAGAAAAGGTAGGTGATGAAATTTATCAAACTGACTCCTATATAAAATCAGAGACAATCCGAACGCCATCAGGAATGAAAGTAGTAAAAATTCAAGTTCCTAGTGTTTATGATAAAATATTAGAATTATACAAAGCAATTTGCATTAAAAATAAATTTTTAGACCCAATTATTAATTAAACAAACATTTAGCGATGACAACAACAATTAAAATTTTTAGACAAAAAGTTCAAAGTACCCAAGTGTACCAAGCACTTGGAACGGTACAAAAACAAATTATTAGCACTAGACAAAACATTGATGCCATAGGCAAAAGCCTTATGCTAATAGAAAAAGAAGGTGTAAAACGCTGGGAGGAAACTTCGCAAAACAGCAGGAACAACGCTGAGATCATAAGAGAATTATACGCAAAAAGTTTAACCATAAATACATAAATAAAAATGACAATTACAGCAATCATAAAAAGAAAATTTGACACCAAGACAGTAGGTACAAATGGTTTTGAAACAAGAGAGGTACATGTAACTACTGAGGAACAATATCCTCAAATATTAGCAATTCAGTTTACACAAGGACGAGTTAGCCTGCTGGATGGATTTGAAGCAGGCGACAAAGTAAAAATTGATCTTAACTTAAAAGGTCGCGAGTGGACAAATGCTCAAGGCGAATTAGTTGTTTTTAACACCATTGAAGGATGGCGAATTGTAGAAGTAAAGTAGATGTACACCTTTACAGAAATAGAACAGATATATAGCAGTTGCAGCTCTAAAAAAGAGTTGCAGCTTGTTACAGAAGCCTTTAGTGAGGTAATGTTAGAGCGGGATATTTCCAGTAAGAAAATATTTTTTATTAGGAAAATGGAAAGAATCAAAAAAAGAGAATTAGAAAACTTAAAAAAAAAGATGATGAATAAAAAAACTTGTCCCGTATGTGGTTTAGTAAAACAAGCCTGCCTTCATAGTCAACACAATAGAGCCCTTAAAACTGATTTAAGGGTTACAAGAATATTATGGTTTTGCACCGGTTTCCTTCTTGCAATAGTAATAGTAATGGTAAACCTATCAATTCAATGAAAGCATTATTTATAGCATTGTTCCCAATGATGATGATGGCGCAAGGCTTTCATGTAAAAGATTCAGAAGATTTCACGCTTTCTGTAATTACTGATCCTAGAGCTTCATTTAAAGAAGGTGGTTTGTTTATAGGTGCTGAGATTGAATATTCAGGAGCTGTATACACGAGGGTAGGTATTTCAAACTTTGCAGTACTGAAGGATGGATATACGGAGTTGATTGGAGGAATTGGAGTGAACTTCTCCAGTGGTTACTTTGACACGGTTCGATATTATACCGGTATAAGACTAGGAGTAATAAAAAGACAAGCAGGAAATGCCACCGCTGGATTAGAAGCAGGAATTGATTTTAAAATTACTGACAATCTTTTTATAGGAATGCGAGCCACTTATGACTATCGATCCGACTTTAAGTTTTATGATTACCCAAACGAAATGCGAGGCAGTGGCTATTTAAGAATAGGAACTAAATTTTAAGAAAAAATAAGAAAATATGAAAACAATTTATTTTCAACCTAAAGGAATTAAGCCTCAATATTGTGAGATAGGTATGATTTTAGAAATGGACCCCGAGTACATCCAATATTTAGATGAGCCTTGCAAAATAGCAATTAGTGAGGTTAAAATCATTGACAAAGAAAACGTAACGTATAATAAAAAAAATAGGTTGTATTATGTTAAGACCGATGCTCAGTAATCTTGCTGATAACGGAAGGTTGCTTGGCATCTGTTGCCGATAACGTGAACGTGAATCGAAGAAATAAACATCAAAATTACCAGCGAATTTTCCGCTGAAAAACTAAACGGCAATAGTGCCAAACAACTGTTATAAGCAGGTTTAATTATGATACTAAACGGACTAGCAAAATTAAAATTTTTAAAATGGTTTTCTAAAGAAAAATGGATGACAGGTTTTGAAGATAAAGACCCAATAATACAAATATTTTTAATCAATGAATGGTTTGGAACGGTTGGGTACAAAATATCAATTATTTCAAGGTATATTAAAGATGATTTCGGATATATTGTTTCAACAAACGAAGGAGAGTTTTATAAATATGGAATTAAAACGAGAATTGAAGCTGATAATTTAGCAATAGAACGAGCAACCGAAGATTATAACGAACGTAACTCGTAAACTTGCTTATAACGGCGGATAATTGTATTAGTAGCGTGCCGAAATCACTAATAAATACTGAAACAAAACCAGTTGTTAAGTAATCCTTAACAACTCAAATAATCACTAATAAAGCTATTGATACAATTATATGTTAACAATAGTACTTACACACAAAATTATGACAACAGATACTTACATCAACGAAAACAAGACATCCACTTTTAAAAAAGGAGACACAGTAGTAATGCACTCTTGCGGTGAAGCGAATTTTTACAAAGGTAAAATATGGAAGTGCCAAACAGATAGTTATTTAGATAGAGGGAAGCAAGAGGTTGTTTTTATTGAAGGATTTAGCGGTTGCTTTTCTGCTAAATATCTTCAACGAGTACATACGTCATAGTATTATTGTTAACGGAAACGGCTATCATAAGGCAGCCTACGTACAAAATACTTTTCGGCTGCTTGATGATAACCGATGTTATATTCTCGTTGCTTTTTTAACACTATTAAATTAAATAAAATGATAACAAAAAAAATATTAGAGCAAATGCAATCTCAATTAGAGATTATGGATAATCATAGAAAATATTATGAGAATCAACAAATAACTTCCATTTTAAAATACTTTGGCATTCCTGAAAATAAATCTGAAAATATTAAAAGCATATCTGATTATTTGGAATTTGATATTATTTCAATCTTTACGCCAAGTTCTGTATTTGAAACTATTGATTTTTCTAAATTATTTCTTCCTGAAAAAATAAAATTCATATCAAATTATAACAATGGGAATTGGATTATTATGGGACAAAATAGAAAAGATATGAAGTCTATTACAATAGAATTTGATAGTAATGAAAATCATAGGTTATATTCTTTTGGGCGTTCCAACAGCAATGGAATATAACTACTCAATAACATCAATATAAAATAGTATACCTATGGAAACACCAATAAACAAAAGCAAAGTAGAATTAACCAAAGGTTTTATTTATGATAAATACCAAGCGCGTGAGCTCTCTTGTGATGATTTAGTAGAAATTATTATACTGCTGTTTACATTGCTTAATTTCAAAACAATTAGCGAGTACGCTAAACAAGTTGGAAAAACATACAGCGGTGTAGAGAGGTACTGTAAGGACATAAAGCATGTCAATCAATTTAAGTTTGTAAAGGATAACGAATAATATAAGCCATGAAATAGTCAACCACACCCAAAGCGGGTATTATAGAAAATTAGCTATTCTGCGAGATAGCCGCTTATAAGCAATCAGTGAACAATAGTAGCTGGTTGCTTTTTTGTTTGTAAAAACGCCAGCATCACGTAACAGCAAACAAATGCCGCTAACGGATGGTAATTAAAAATAACTACTCACAGTGGTAAATATAAAAAGGGTGCAGCACTGTGGTTCCATAGCTTCCCCCCCGCTCCCCCAAAGCGAATATTATCAACAAAATGTGGATCAGTGGAGTTGTTGATCAGTAAACCAACCTAATAATTAGCGTAATGATCTAAATAGATAAAAAATAATTCTCAGAATTATTTTTTTTTGGAAATCCCCCGCACCCCCAAAATTTAAAAAGTATGTCAAGAAGCGAGGATTTGAAAATCAGTAATAAAGCGTTCCACTGTTCCACTGTTCCACAAATTTTATATATTAGTATGTAAGTATATAAATATCAAATAGTTAAGATAAATTTTAGTTTGATTTTATTTGTGGAACATGTGGAACAGTTTTTTAGTGTTCCTACAAAATAAGTACTGTTCAACACGGTTTTAAAAGTTAAGTACTTGATTATCAATATGTGGAACAGTGGAACAAAAAAAACAAAAAAATGTACATTAATCTATGTATATTTGTTTTTTAAAAAATAACTAAATTATTTTTTTATGAGTGAAAGAACAGCCGTTACAATAAATTTTCCTGTAAAGCCTCACGTTTACAAGTACTTACAAAATAAGGTAGGCGAAAAACTAGTAGTTACAAAGAGTGATTTCTTTGGGAGTATGGTTCTGGACATTCTCTCTAAGAATTACAGTGATTTGCAGGCCGTGAAAGATGATATTACTTTTCCGGTTGAAATTTCGCTACGGTACATGGAAAAAATGGGAGTTTACATTGATAGCAAGATCATACGAAAGTTTAACACCAGGGTTGATGACGTTTTTAGAGAGGAAATGCGCACTTATGTTGGTTTAAATTTTACGGCGAACAAAATCCCAAAAGAAACGAGTTTGAAGCAATTTTGTTTCAATTATAACTTATCTGAGGATGATATAAAATTTGAAACTTTACTTAAGGATTTGCGACGTAACATCAAGTAAATCAAGGGTACAATAAAAGTTTTTCCGATTTTGTCCCCCTGTTTTTAGCAATTTTGCACACTAATTTATTGATATTTTGAAACTATGATCAATGCACTTACTTCTGAAAATTACAAAGACATCACTAAAATTTCTATTTTGGATGCAAAGGTTGTTTTTTACCCATTAAAATATGTTTTAGAAAAGCGAGATATTGCTTTTGATGAGGATTTGGCTATTATTATTAAGCTAATGCCCGAGGATTTAAAATATCCTGCATCCGTTAAAATGACTGATGCTGGCGTTTTGCGTGACTATAAAATAGAAGTGGCCATAAATAACCAGCATCCCGAAACAATTGATCAGCTGGAAAACTTGGTAAATAGAAAAGTAATTGTGGTCCTACACCACAATTTTGGAAAAATAATTATAGGTTGTAACGAGATGCCATTGGAGTATTTATTCAATGATGACAATACAACTAACCCACAAGGCGACAATGGCTTTACGGTTACATGCCGTGGAAACGCTTACTTTTTAAAGGTTTCACTGTAATTTGCTGTCCTTTTTAAAGGGGTAATATGGTGGTAAAATTGTATCGTTAATAATACTAACGATACAATTTTACATTTTGAGCGTAAAAAATCTACATTCTTTAATCAACGGAAAATGGTTTATTGATAAACCGTACGGCCATTCTCTTTTGCCTTCCTTATTTTCAATATTGGAAGGCAAAGACATTTCTATTAAGTCTGGGGAACGGGAACCGGATATTTTTATTTCCTTAAAAAAATCAAAAACTGCTTTAGTCGCTGCTGCTGGATTTGACTCTGGTAGTAATGATAATGAGTATGTTGCTGTCATTAATTTGAAAGATCCTATCTACAAGTATAGTCAGGAATGCGGACCAACGGGTACAAAATCAAAAATGCAGTCCATGAAGTCCTATGCACAGGATCCAAACTGTATAGGAGTTGTTCTTGATATTGATTCAGGTGGTGGTCAGGTTTCTGGAACTCCTGAGTTTTATGATTACATCGCGTCATTCAAAAAGCCAGTTGTTGCTTATACTGATGGATTGATGTGTTCTGCTGCTTACTACATAGGCAGTGCAACCTCTCACATTATTGCCAATAAACGTGCTGATGCCATTGGGAGTATTGGTGTGATGGTTTCTTTTATTGATTTTTCAGGTATTTATGAAAAACAAGGTGCTACACTAATCACAGAATATGCCACGCAATCTACTGAGAAGAACAAAGCTTTTGAAGAATTGCTCAAAGGAAATCCAGAACTCTACATTAAAACCGAGCTAGATCCAATTGCTGAAGATTTTATTAATGATATCAAAGCAGTTCGTCCAGGTGTTGATGCATCTGTTTTTAAAGGAGGAACATGGAACGCTCAAGAGTCATTAGATAAAAAGCTAATTGACTCCATTGGTACTCTTCAAGATGCCGTGAACAAAGTTTTCGAGCTTTCAAGTACAGGAAATTCAAATTCAAATAATAATTCAAATTTAAAAAAAGGAAATATGTCAAAAACGACTAAAAGCTTTCCTGCTATCCAATCATTAGTTGGGATTGAAGGAGAAGGTATAGCTACCATCTCTACAGTTCTAGGTAATAAAGGTGTGCAGCTTACGGAAGCACAACTAGAAGTGTTAGAAAACGCTCTAGTTGCAAATGAAGCGGCAGTTGCTGCTGCAAATGGTAAAGCGACCACAGCCGAAAGCGTTGTGACAGCTTTAGAAGTATCTGTTGATGCCGTGCTTACAACTGCGAAAGTAGCTGTTGTAGAAGGAGCAACAATTGAAACCAAAGTAAGTTCCCTAGGGACTGAAATTGCGAGACTTGGTGCAATACCAGGAGCAAAAATCACTAAGGCAAAAGCTGAGGGTGATTCATTTGAGGAAGAAGACAACATTGTGAATGCTAAGGATGCTCACAATGAATTTTATAACAAGGCTTAATTTTTAAGATATGTCAGTAAACATAGATCAGGTTTTAGAAGAAACTAAAAAGTTCGCAGCGCAAAACCCAACGGTTTTAAATGCAGCGGTAATGTCTAACGAAATTGTATTGAACAGATTCGCCAAATTGATCCCAAGAATTCGTGGAGAGTTTGCCTCTGTAAATTCAGTTATGGGACATGTTGTACAAGCATTCGCTCCTACATGGACTGAAACTGCAGATGTACAGTTTAGAGGGAAGCAGTTGAAAAACTACCACCAAAAAGTAAATTTTGCTTTTACTCCAGCCGAAATTCTTGGTTCTTGGATTCAGCAAAAATACGATGAAGGTGTTGAGTTGAAAGACAAAACAATCTCTAAGCACGTAATGACAATGCTTACAGCAAAAATCATTAGTGATGTGAATATTCTTTCAGTAAAAGGAATTTACAACGCAGCAACTCCTACTGTTTTTGGTGCGTCAATGGATGGTTTGAATAGAATCCACACTGCTTTGTTAGCCAACACAGATAATCCATGTTTCAAGATTGAAACAGATGCCATCACAGATTTGAACATCCTTGATGTTGTGCTTGACTTTGAAAAAGGAATTCCAGAGCAGTACAAGTCAGCGATCAAAGATCTTAAGATGAGTGTTACTAATGCTCAGAACTACAAATTGCTTTATGAAGATTTGTACGGTAAAAATACTGATTACAAAGGGGATAAAGGAATGCGTACTCGTTTAGGTGAGCGTACAATCATTGCGGTTCCTAACATGGCAAATGATAAGATCGTTGCTACCCTTGACGGTAACTTTGTGAGAATGATTGATGTGGTGGAAAATCCTGCAACAATCACTGATGTTCAAAAATTAGATTACAAAATCAAAGTTTTTGGAGAGTTCACGCTAGGTTACGACTATGCAGTGAATGAGTTAGTATTAATGAATACTTCTGCAGTATTAGCAATTAAAGGTTTAGGAAACGCTGCCTTGAATGCATTGTACTACCCAGAAGAAAACCTTTAATCCAATAGGAAACTATGAGTGAGAACTTAAAAATAGCACAAGAGCTCGGTATTGAAAATGCCGAGGCTCTTACTGCTTCTCAATTGAAAAAAGCAATTGAAGGAGCGCAAGCCAAAGCCGAAAGATTGAGTGCCTTACAAACGGCTGCTGATGAATTAGGCATTGCGTCAGAAGGATTGTCTGAAGAAGAATTAAATACTGCTGTGGGAACTGCTTTAGATGAAAAGCTAGCTAAGGAATTAGCAGAGCAATCAGCTGCGGCATCAGAGGAAGTATTAGAAATTTTGTCTGAATACCTAGGTGTTGAGAATATTTCTAATTTATCAGTAGAGGAAGTAAAAGCAATATTAGAAGAGAAATCGACTGCAGCTGCTGCTGAAATCGAAACTGTAATCGAAGAAGAAGGCAAAACGGATGAAAGCTTTACAGCTGAAAACGGAAAAGAATACGTGTTTACTCCAGATGCTCCTGCAGCGTTTAGATGCCTAGGTGTTGCAAAAACTCAAAAAGAGTGGATGCAAGACCAGGACTCTATGGAGTTATTGATTGCAGGAAATTTGTCATTTTTAACTTTAAAAAAATAAGATATGGCATGTTTTGAGAATATTGCAATAGAAGATTTAGATGCTTGTATCAACAGTGAAGTGCAAGCTGGAGTATCAGAGGTAGGTGTGTATTATGGCGTTCATGCGCAAATTACCACTTTCCCAATGCCATTGAATGTAAATGATGTAGGATATGATTATGAAGCGGCAGTTGCAGTAACGGCTCCAATTGTGTTTACAGCAGGAAAAGGTTTCGGAAAAATTACAGTACAATCTGATTCAGGAGAGGTGATGGTTGATGTTGTGGGTAACAAAGGAAACAAGAAAACAAAAAGTTCATTTGCTTTCTACATTCCTGGTAACAGCAAGAAATTGTTAGGGATGGTGCGCACGTTGAAAAATGTTCCAATGGTTTTTTGTGTATCTGAAAGAGATGGTCAAAAACGTTTGATTGGGGACAAATTCAATCCTGCTTACATGAGCGAAGTAAAAGGAACTACTGGTAAAGGTGGTGAGGACGACAAAGGAGTTCAATTTACAATTGAGAGCTATTGTATTCCTATCGTTTATGAAAGCACGATTCAACTTCCGGTGGTAGTTTAATGAAAAAGTATTTTGAAATAGTAAATCTAGCCATTCCTTGTGCTTTCGTATTAACGGATGGTGCAAGGTTTGATTTACGAACCGGAATCCCAAACAACTCACTTGAAGTATTCAAGACTGGATTTGCACATTTGGGATTAAAGCCTGGTGCGGAGGAACTTTTCAAAAAAGAAAAGATTAGCGATTTGATTTTATTAATTCAAAAAGCGAAACGCATCGAAGACGTTGAAATTTTGGCTTTGGCAAAACCTGATAGCGAGAAAGTTCAGGAAGTAGCAAAAGCGAAAATAGCCCAATTTAAATAAAAAATATACCTAGAAAGGAGGTGTCGTAGTTTAATATTTTTTGGTTAGTTGATAGGTGAAAAGCTCCGGATATTATGTTCGGAGCTTTTTTTAAAAGTAGTTGATATGGATATTAAAAGTTGGTTTAGTTCTCAAGGTTCGTATGCTGATGGCTTAAAGCTTTACAGCCAATTGCCTAGTTGCAATGCTACTATTTTGAAAAGCTTTGCAAGAGAGAATAGTGCTAATTTTTTAAAGTTGAAATACGAGCTCAAGAAGGCTTCTTTATCATTGACCGACACAAATGCCGCTCAGTCAGTAAAAGTATCAACTGAGCCAAAGAAATCGATTAAACCAACCCATTTATTAAAGGAAATTATAAAACAATCAGCTGCGGTTTCTTTTGAAAAAGAAACAATGGCGATGTATCCAATGGAATTGCACTCTACCTACCGTCAGAGGGTGAGTGATTTTTATTTGGCATGTGAGTTAAAATTCCAATTGAACTCTATTGCTGATGATGACGAAAACGATGCGCTTAACATTATTATTCAACTCGATGATCTGTGGACCAGGATTGATCGTGCGTGGATGATTCTAGGTCACTGGAAAGACCACAACCGGATTATGCCTACTGAAAGTCACGAAGATTTCTCTCAGGTTTCTGGTAATAAATTAGTAATGCTCAGAGATAACCTCCAGTCGAGTATTAGCAAACGGGAGAAAACTATAGAATCGATGCAGGAGCGTGTGAAATCGTCTCCAGAAGATCGTACTATTCTCAATTTGTTAAATCGAAAGCTTGAGCAGCTCGAGCAAAAGAAAATTGATTTAGAAACCATTAGAAAAAAATTGAAACAATAAAAAAATCAGCTAATCCAGCTGGTTTTTTGCTGGCATGAAAATAAATTAAAAATAATTGTATTTAAATTTGGTTCGTATATACGTTTTAGCGTATATTTGCTTATATAATTTAAACGTCCGGAGCAGGACAATAAAGTCTGCATTAAGATCATGGAAAATTCAATAGCAAAAACAGAAAAAAGAACTAGTTGGGAAATCAATAGAGTAATTAGAAATATTGATCATTCTTCGCTAACTCGTGAAGAAAATATTAGACCTATATCTTGGTTAACTCGATTCACTACTGAAAAAGAAAATTGGTTTAAGCAAGTTCATGTTGTAAAAGACAAAGCGTACCTCATGCTTATGTCTACAAAAACGGATAAAAAAGGAATGTATATTGTTGGTAGTTTAGAATATTCATTAGACAATCTTCCTTCTTTTATCAAAAGACATATCGATTTTGATTTACTTGAAAAATCAAAACAAACATCTGATTACAGAGTTTGGGGCACTTATTTTAAAGACGGTAAAATCATTAAAAAATAATGAAAAGTGTATGTTATTCAGTAAGGCTTTCGAGCCTTACTGCAATATCTGACAAATGCTATTTGGCTACTGCTTTTGATGGTAGCGAAGCATTAATTCCAAAAAGTCAGTTATTCGGGCAAGATTACAGTGTGAGTAAAAGTGACGCGTACTGGATTAGTAAATGGATTTTAGAACAAAAAGACATCCAATATTCTTCTAAAAAAGAAGCTACATTTGATAGTGTCACTAGAAAAGAAGTGCCAAGCTGGACGATTACGAAACATGCTCCAGAAGAGATAAAACCAGTTGAAAATAATACCATTAATGATCTAAAGAAATGACAGCTAGTTTACCACAACAAATAGAAGTCAAAACAAAGCTGATGCCTAATAAGGTGGGAGCTTTATTTATGAAACCAGGAACGGCTAAAACTAGGCCAACTATTGAAATGGTGAATGCTGTTGAAGGAGTTGATTTGGTAGTTTGGGTTGGTCCACTCAGAAGCATCAAGCCAAAGGATGGTTTGCCAAGTATAATTGACGAGATCAATAAATGGGGAGGGTTTAATTGCCCGAATGTAGTATATATGGGAATTGAAACGATACAAGGTTCAGACCGTGCTTACTTGCAGTTGTATAAACAAATTTCCACGGCTTGGCGTTGTTTTTTGATTGTCGATGAAAGTATCAAGATGAAAAACTTTGAAGCCAAAAGAACGCAGCGAATGTTGACTCTTGGCGCAATGGTAGAATACAAATTGATTTTGAATGGTACTCCCATCACTAAAAATGTAATGGATATATGGAGCCAGATACATTTTCTTTCTCCTTTGATTCTTAGAATGGATTATGCCGAATTCAAGAATACCTTTTTGAAATATACCACAATCACCAAACATTTGTCTGGGAAAAAAAGTTATACTAAGGAATTCATTACAGGCGTGGAGAATATTCCATTCCTGTATTCTTTGATTGGAGAATATATTTTTGAATGTGATTTGAATTTAGAAATCAAACAGTATTGGAATAATTATAGCTACACGCTTTGCGATGAAACCAAGAAGGAGTATAATTATCTGAAAGAAAAGTATTTGGATGATAAAACATTGGAAGAAAAGAATAATAATATTTTCCTTGAAATGACTCAAAAAATGCAGCACACCTATTGCTGTACTGTGAATAAGTTTGAAGTTTTAGAAAAACACTTTGAAACTTGGCCAGAAGAAAAACATATTATCTTTTGCAAGTTCATAAGATCACAGGAAGAACTGAAAGAAGCTTTCCCAAAAGCACAGGTTTTGAGTTACCAAAAGGAATCCATGAGTTTGAACCTGCAGCATTATCCTTACACGATTTTTTGGGATAAGAACTTTGATTGGGGATTGCGAGAACAGGGAACATTTAGAAACTATCGAACAGGAAACCTAGAAGATTGTTATTACTGGGATATGACTGGCGATGTAGGACTGGAAGCGTTGTTTGACAAAAACGTGAAAGCCAAAACAAGTATGGTAGAGTATTTTAAAAAAGTAGGAAGAGAAAATTTAAAAGAGATATTATGAGTACAAAATTTAAGAGTCCGGTTTACAATGTTATAGCGGTGCCAATGGACAAAATAGAAGCCAACGATTACAACCCTAATCATGTGGCCAAAAGAGAAATGGATCTATTGTATCAAAGCATCAAATGCGATGGTTACACCATGCCAATTGTTTGTTTTTATGACCAAAGTAGAGACAAATATGTTATCGTGGATGGATTTCACAGATACACAATTATGCTTCGTTACAAGAACATTTTTGAGCGTGAAAACGGAATGTTACCCGTATCAGTAATTGAAAAAGACATCAGTGATAGAATGGCATCCACCATTCGACACAACCGAGCGAGAGGAAAACACGAGGTGGAACTACAAGCTTCACTAGTAGGAATGTTAAAATTAGGTTGGGACGAAATCAAGATTATGAAAGAGCTTGGAATGACTCTCGAGGAAGTGCAGCGATTAATTGGACTTAAAGGGATTGCCTCAGAAATACTAGGAGTTCCTTATTCAATTGAGCGCCAAATTAAAGAAGTGGAAGAAGATATTAATGATGAAATAGATTAATTATGGCTAGAACGGTAGTAAGAGGAGTTGTTGATGTTCTGGAGGCAGTAAACAAGAGAATTTCATTTCTGTTTGATAATTATGATAATATCCAATTGGCTTTTTCTGGCGGAAAGGATAGTACGGTTTTGTTTCATTTGATCAATGAAGAAGCGAAAAAAAGAGATAGAAAGTTTATTCTTTACTTTCAAGATCAAGAAGCCGAATATCAAGGAACTGTTGATTTTGTAGAATGGGCAATGAGTCAGCCTAATGTGATTCCGCTGTGGTACCAAGTGCCTATCTTTATGACAAATGCAGCGAGCCATCAGCAATTGTTTCTTTGGGCGTGGGGAGAAAATGAGGAATGGGTAAGAGAGAAACACCCTATTGCGATTCATAGTATTGACAACAAATACCCTAAGCGATTTCACAAGTTCAATTTGTGGGCGGGTCAGAATTTAGAAAAAAAGAGGAAAGGAAAAAGTGTTTCCATTATTGGATTAAGAGCTGAGGAAAGTCCAGACAGGCGATTTGTAATGTTTGGAGAAGACAGTGAAATGTTTTGGCTTAGAAGAAAAAACACGCCACATAAAGCCTACCCCATAATTGACTGGAAATACACGGATGTTTGGAAATACTTGATTGAAAATAATTTCAAGTACAATAAAGTATATGACAAAATGTATATGCTTGGCGGGAACTTGAAGATGTTTCGGGTTTCTAATTTAGTCCACGAAAAGGCTTTTAGATGCCTTACGGACTTGCAAGAATTAGAGCCTGAAACCTATAATCAGTTAGAAAAAAGATTGAAAGGCGTGCATACTGCTGCTATTTATGGCAAAGAAAACTTAATGTATTCCATTAAATCTTTGCCAGAAGCATTCAATACCTGGAAAGAGTACAAGGAGTTTTTATTGAATTCCATTCATCCTGATTTAAAGCGAATATTTGAGTACCAATGGCTGAGATTGCAAAACATAGAGGATGAAGATTGTTTTAAGTACATGGTTAAAAGAATTTTACTTTGTGATTGGGAGGGAAATATCACGAGTAAAAAATGGACTTTTGGAGAAAATGTAAATTATACAAAAGAACAAATTCTTGAAAGGAATGGATTAAGAAAAACGGACGAAATAATCCAGAAGTGGATGCAAATTTTATAGATTATGAAAGAACCTAAAAACATAGTAGAATCCATGTTTCTGGAAGAAAAAAGAAACAAAGTAGCGAGTATAATTCAAACTGCCCGTGTGCAAAAAGGATGGACACAGCAGGAACTGGCCGACCGTATGGGATGCCAAGTTCAGACAATTAATAAAATAGAAAATGCCAGGTATTCGCCTAATTGCGATATCTTGTATAGTTTGTTAGAATGTTTAGATCTAACTTTAAAAATTAATAACGAAAAATTATAAATATGAAAAAAAGAATTTTAGGATTAAAAATTGATACGAATAGAATCAGCTGGGCGATTGTCGAAGAAAACATTTCAGATCTACCTCAATTTCCGCATTCTGATTTGCAGTATGAAATTAAAGAAGACAAATACATTGTAGATTCATCCGATGATGAAGTTATTACTTTTAAAATTGCAAATTTTGAGAATGAAAAAGACAGGCAACAATTCAAAAATGGAATATTAAATAAATACCGTAGTTTATTTGGTGCTGATAGTAAAGAAGAGACTGGATTGTGTTATATGATTTATTCTGATAATTTATATTCCATTGATCACAAGAAATTACAAACACGAGCCATACACGCAATGGATTGGTTTATTGAAGTTATTAAATAATACAAAACCCGCTACTCCTAGCGGGTTTTTTGTTTGTCCTTTTCTTACACTTGCCGTTT